TTCATGAGAATACCATTTTGATAAATCTCAAAACGATTTGGCTTCATTCCACGAGTAACTAGATACTCAACTGAACTAATTTTAAACTCAACCTCTACAATCAAATCTTTTAAATTAATTGTGTTTATCAGTTGTGCCTTATTAATATTACGAAACGGCTTACCAAATAATCCAAAGCACAAAGCATCAAGTATTGTAGACTTACCAGCACCATTCTCACCAATGATAAGAGTGGTAGGATTTCTATCTAATTGTATTTCTGTAAATTGATTGCCTGTACTTAGAAAATTCTTCCATCTAACTTTCTTGAATACTATCATTTAATAACCTTATACTCACCTTCGGTTTCAATTACAACTCTTGCTCCACACGATAACAAGGGTTTTTCATTACCACCATAAATTACTTTTGATGGGCCAAGTATTTCTACTTCGTGGCAGTATGTGTTTGTCTTACCATCTTTAATTGTAATTACTGGGTCGTCTGTACCATTCTTTTTATTTGCACGAATGACATGTTGATTTACATGAATATATTTCTTTCTCACTCTAGGCATCACATCTCCAAGTCTTGGGCTTCAACATATAATGTTTTCATCATAGATTTAAGTTTGTTTTTATCTAAATCTACATCTAATTCGTCAATGTATTTTCCTAACAATGACATGGTGTCCTCTGTATTTTCAACAATATCATCTGATACTGTGCTTGCATCTAAATCAGAAAAGTCCTCAACAATCTTTACTTCATGACAGTCTGCCTTTAGAAGTCTATCTACAAATTGATCATACTTGTATAAGTCTTTTTTGTTAACAACAATTAACTTAACATATTTTTCTTTGTATTTGGTTACATTGTGTATACTATAATCTTCTTTGGTGTCATCATAATATATTTTTTCAAAGATTGTAAACGGATTGACAATTCTCTCTAGTTCTCGTGTTTCAGTATCAAATATATGAAATCCTTTAGGGTCGTTCCAATCGTTTGAGTATATTTGATATGGTGTACCAAGATAATAAATGTGACCATCATCTGATTTTGTATGAAAGTGGCCAGAGAAAACAGTATCAAACTTTCTAAATTCTTCTCGGTCATAACCATGTTCTGAAACAATTTCACTTTTGTTCATAGCAAAACCATTAATATCTAGGTGTGCCATCATCACTGGTGCATCTGTATCATTTATCATGCCAAAAGAATAAATGGTATTCTGACTATTAATCCATGGCATTAGTAGTATTTTTAATCCATCAAAAGTAACTTCTGTAGCCTCTGCATATGTGTGTATATTTTTATATCGACTATCAAGTAATTCTCGTAACGAATTAACATCATTTGTGTTTTTATAATAGATGTCATGATTACCAACTAATGCATGTAGTTGTATATCAAGTTGTTCAAATGGTAATATAAATCGTTCACGAAAATCTTTTGCAATACGATACGAAACAAATTTTCTACGATCTAATACATCACCCAAATGAATACAATGTTTGATGTCATTTTCAAGTAAGTATGGAAAAAACACACCTTCATAAAACTTGTAGAAATAATCATTAAAATTTAAATTATCATTCCGAGCACCAAAGTGTGTATCGGTTATCAAAGCTATCTTCATACGTCTAAATCTTTCCAGTCCTTTTCAGATTGCATTACTGGGCCTCTAAGTTCTGATGGATACTTTGCAACTCCATATGTTTCCATATCCTCTGAGAAAATAAATGGTCTACCACGAACTTTTGACATAAACTCACCATCTTTACCAAAGATGGCAGCTCCCATTCTTACTTCTTTACCCATGCCTGGATAACCATCTGGGCAGGTATTAGTTCCCACAAGTTTACCACCACTACCAGCCTTTCCAAATAAAATACTATCTTGATCAAATTCTTGACCAAATTTTTTTAGATCATTAAGTAGTGTTCCTTTGTCTTGTAAATCTGCAACAAAGAAAGAACTTTCACCTACCTCTCTTGCATTAGGTGTACCATAATTTTCAATATACGAACCTTTAATACTCGTTACTGAATAACCTTTTGCTCTAAGTTTTGAGAGAAGTAATTTATTTCTTTGTTGATTCTCTTTTCTTGTGTATGGTGTTCCCTTACCACAATCAGGTGCATATCTAAATGCAGTAATCGTTCCATAATCGTGTTCTCTAGAGTGTCGATACAATCGAGATAAACTTGACTCTTTTATTACATCATTGAGTATCTTTGTCATCCTCTTTCTCCATAAAATTTTCTAAGCCATCAGTTTTTTCTTGAGGCTCTTTTGTTTTTGGTTTATAAACATCTTCGTCTGGTAACATGATTGTTGGGTCAAAACCATCTATACAATATACTGTGTCATCATTGTCCAGTGTGGTGTATTGTTCATACTGATGCTTTTCAATCATCTTGTTTTTGATATGAGATTGTTTTTTCTCTTTTTGTATTCTACGCAAAAATGCATAGTAAATAATTTGAGTAAAATAAGAGAATGGATTTTTAGACTTATCTGGGTCAAAGTTATGTATGTATTGTAAACAGTTTTCAATACCATCTGAAACCATTTCTTTTCGATAAGTATAGTTGATAAAATTAGGTCGATACGAAAGTCCATTTGCAATTTTTAAAAAACAGTCACCAATATAATTGGACACAGGTGGTTTTCCCTCTCCAGCTTCCTCTGCTTCTTTACACTGTTCTTTCCACTCTTTCATAGCTTCTAGAAACTTTTTATTATCAACGTAATGTGCATTTTTCTTTTTTGCAGCCATCATTACTCCAAGATGATTAAATTTCTGCTATTATAAAGGATACACACAGGGTATGTCAAGGCCTTGACAAAAGATGTTGGAGTCTTTATAATCGCTTTGTGTTCCGTTAAGAACTAATGTAGGTATTTGCTCGTATCAAAATGTTGATAATCAAATTCATCTTCTTCATATTCAGCTTCTTCCCCTGCATACACATCATCTGCAAATTTTGGTTCAGATAGAGAGAGGTCATCAAGTTCAACAATCATCTTTTCGTAAAATACACCTAACCCAGCCGAAGCTTCGGTCATAGTTACAATTGTTTTCTTGTTGATCGAATAATCAGATTTTTCAGATAATGGTTCAATCCAATGGCGCATGGTAAGTGACTCTACCATACCATATTCAGTTTCCCGATTAATTAAACTCATTTTTAAAGGTAAATGTACGTCAACAAAGTTTTGACTTTCTTTGGTGACATTACAAACAATGTCCTCACCATTAGACAATTTTATTAGTTTTAAATTATTCATAACTTTATCCTGTCTATTTGGTAGTTAAATTCTTCTTCATTGTATATATTTAGTCTGTCTAAAAAATGATTGAGAGTGAAGTTTCGTTTTTCCCTGTAAGTAAGATCATCTGCTATATCGTATAGTATAGTAGAATCTTTATGCTCGCTTCTTCGCAATCCCCTGCCGATGGATTGTAACACTCTAATTCTACTTTTACTGGGGCTTGAGAACACGATGTTGCTAAGATTACGAATATTGATACCAGTGCTAAACGTACCATATGACGCAATAATGATTGCATTTTTCTGACCCTCAACGATTTCACGAATACTCTCCCTTTCTTCGGCATCAACTCCACCATAAACAAAAAATACTTTTCGATCTAATCCTTTCATGAGTTGGTGAAGTACCACTCCATGTTTTTCTACTAATTGAAATAAACAAAGAGTGTTACCTGATAAATTTTCACAAAGATTTGTGATAAACTTGTTTCGTCTAGCATTAGAGACTAGATAATCAATTTCTTCAGCATAGGAAAAATCTTTGATTTCTTTTGATTCTTCGTCTGTATGTTTTAACACAATACAGTTTATATTTAGTTGAGCTAGTGTTTTCTTATCCATTAGATTCTTTGTTGAGGTAATCTTTTGTACTTTACCAAATAACCCCTCTAGAACGAGTCTATGGGTCTGTGAACCATCTAATGTGCCCGTTAGTCCAAATCTATACCTACAATGTAAAAGTCTTGTCATAATTGATGTGAGAGACTTAGACTTAAATAGATGAGCTTCGTCACCAATGATACAATCAAACTCTTGAAAATATTCTTTGTCTAACTTATATAAAGATTGCCAAGTTGAAACAATCACTGGTTTGTCAGTATACAGTTCATGACCAGCATAAATTCTATGAATATATTTGTCGTGCCAGCCGTAATCAATAAAATCAGAATACATCTGTTCAACTAGTGATGTTGTTGGTACAAGTATTAGTATTCGTTTGTCTACGAGAAAATTATAGTACCGAACTAGTGAGTAGATAATAAGCGACTTACCTGAAGCAGTAGGACTAAGAAAAAGCCCTCTGTGTTTCTGTATAGCTGAATGAACTGCGTCAACTTGATAGTCACGAACTTGTAAGTCTTGCCCTCTAGACTTTGGTTTAAGTGATTGTATAAATCCCAATACATCTTCTCTAGAAATATTTTGCTCATTTTCTATTCCTTTCTCAACTTCGTATTCTAAATCATTACGTTCACAAAACTCTTTAATATAGGATAGTAATCCAACATATATTTTACCTGTTTTAGATGAAAACAATCTTACCTTTCCATCCCACCTACGTTTTTTTACTGCTGGCATAAACTTAGCGCCAGGCACCTCAAATGTAAAGTAACATTCTAACTCTTTTGCTAGACCATCATCGGTATCTATCTTCAAATAAACTTCATTGAGTTTAGATATTTTCACTACATCATTCCAGCTTCAAACTTACGCCATTCGATTGCATTTTTTATATCCCAACCACGATTTTTAATATTCTGTAGCATACCCTCAATATATTTTATCGTAGTTTCAAGATATGCAATTTTATGTTCGGCACGAATAATGTCCTCATCAGACTCAAGATAAACATGTAAGTCTGTTTTGAGAACCTTTAGGTCAAATGGTTTTGTTGCATAAACTTTTGCGTCAGCTTTACCACCATAGTATTCCCACTTTTCACGATATAAAATTTTATAATCACCTTTTGCTTTGTACAAAAGTAATTCAAAGTTGGATTTATAGTCTATGTATTTACGATAAAGTTCTTGATTTTTTAATGCTTCGGTGTCAAGTCGTTCATCATCTACTTCTAAGTCTATCTTTGACTCAGTTTTAATATCTTCAAGTTGCATAATAACTCCATAATTTAATAATCAGGTTCAAGCGGTACTTCGTGTGCAACACCTTGATGGCACTCGATACATGTTCTCCCCTGTTCTTCAGCTCTTTTATGTTTCTTACGAGAAAGTTTTTCTTGTTCAGATAAGTCCATAGCATCAAAGGTGTGACAACTTTTACATTCACGAGAATCAGTCTTTTCCATGTATGACCAGACTCGATTTGCCATTTTCCAGCGATGTTCTTCAAACTTTTCTTCATTATCTATAACACCTGTAATCTCTCCCCACACATCTTTTGCAGCCATAATTTTCATGTGAAGTTTTGGCCCCAGTGAGTGTGGAACATGGCAGTCAGCACATTCAGCACGAACACCTGATGCATTTTTGTAGTGAACAGATTCCATCCATTCTTCTTTCACCCACTGCATTGAATGGCATGATGTACAGAATTCTGTGGTGTTGGTTTGTTCTAAAACTTCTGATGACCCAAATGTAAATAACATACCAACAATGAAAACGATAACAAGTAAACCGATTTTCATCATAAAGTTTTTATCTCATACAATTTATATTTAAAATCAATATCTGCGGTTAGATATTCTACGTCAGTTGGTGTTTGAGTATATGATAGTGTGCTTAGTGAAATTGGAAACACATCTTGAAAACGTACTTCAACTACTGGATTATTTTTATTACTGAGTATTGTTAGAGTTGCATCTGAATATATACCACGATCAGCAGTAGGGTCTTTTACGTCACCAATATCTTGACTTGTTCCTTGTGTGGTAACAGGAGTATTTGACGTTGCACTTCTAAATGTTTTAAATTGTTCTCTACTCTTAGGAAATCCAATACCAGTAAGCCACTCGTGAATACTAATATAGTTTTCTAAAAATTCATCAACAATAAAAGATACTGTTAAGTTATCATATGTCAAACGATCACCTAACAATGGAATGTTTTTAAATGGTGTTTGCATTTCAATTTCACCTAAACTAATGCCAGGCAAATTTGCAGAAGTCGTAAAGAATTCTACCTTTGGTATTTGATCAATAACAAACTTAAACTGAGTTGGACTTGAATAGTCTAACTTAGTTGGTTGTCTGCTAATTGGTGAAGTTGTTGTAGTCATACTAGTATTTAGGTCAAAAAAAAGGGTGCCCTGAGACACCCTTTAATAGTTGTACAGTTAAACTTACTTTTACATTAAGTTTGCAACTTTAACTCGGCGATACCATGCGTTGGTATTTGCATCTAGTGACGCATCAGCGTTAAGACCAGAAGCAGGGAAAGTAGCATCAGCAGCACCAGCGGCAGCGAATGGATTAGCAGCAAGACCATAACGAGTCTTAAATCCAATCTTAGGTTGGAAGGTGTTCTCACCCACTGCACGAACCATTTGTAGAGGTACATATGGACAGTAGAATACACCAGCATCATAAGGTGAAGTACCCTTATAACCAACAACGTAGTATTGAGAAGCAGCTACGTTAGCAGCAAATGGGTCAACATACACTTTATAACGACCATTCATTACACCAGCGAATGTTGTTTGAGTGTCATCTACGTTTAGACTGTTGTTTAATGCAGGAGTGTAGTCAAGAATACCCGCCATTTGTAGAGCAGAAGCAACATCAGCAGAACAGATGATCATGTTACCCTTACCACGGCGAATTTGTTGACCGATTGCATTTGCATCACGTTCAATTGAGAACATTAAACCTTTAAACTTCTCAACAGACCAACGACCATTAGAGTCAGTATCCAAATCAAAGACACCAGCAGTAGTGGTGTTAATTTGAGCACCTTTAACAGCAGTTATGTAAATGTTTCGTACTACTTCACGATTTATTTCTGCAAGAACCTCAGCAGAAAGAATGTTAGCAAGTTCTGTTTCTGCGTCTAGACCATGAATTGCTTTTAAGTCTTGAGCAAGTTCCATTGTGTATTCTGCTTTTAGAGCACGAGTAGTAGCAGTTACTGTGGTTTTCTCAATTGAGAACGCCATCTCGTTGAAAGCGTTGTCAGCAGAATCACCTAGAGCTTCACCTTGTGCGGTAGTCATACCTAAAGAAGCAGTGTAAGAACCAGCAGGACTGTCATTTAGAACAGATGGGTTTGTACCAGAACTATCAGCATTTAACTCACCAGCACTATTCTGGTTAGAAGCTTGATTTGCTGGTGGTACATCCAAGTCAACGAGAGCTTCTGCACCATCTTGTGATGCAAACTTAGCACGCATTGCAAAGATAAGACCTGTTGGGCCAGTCATTGGTTGAACACCACAGATGTCATATGCAATGAGTTGTGGCATTGCACGACGAACTAATGAAATTAAA